GTATATATAAAAAGAAGTAAAGATGAGTGTCTTAGAATAGCAGAAACTGAAAGACCTGTAGAATGGAAATCATACATTGAAAATTACTTTGAAAGACTTGAAGAAATTAATGAAGATGAAAATGTTAGAATTGTAGAGGTTAAATCATTAAGAGATTTAAATAGCTCTCCTTCTGATATAATGATAGAAGAAAAAAATAGTTATATTATGAAAAATAAAGAAACTAGAATATATAATGGTAACTACGAGGTTCGATTGGACGAGGGTTCAAAAGAAACTAAAGTAAGTGGTTACGCTGCCTTGTTCGATACAGATAGTAGAGATTTAGGCTTTAGAGAAACAATTTCTAAACGAGCTTTTGATGGTCGCTTAGAAGATAATGTAATCTTAACTTTCAATCACGATCCTAACTTAATCTTAGATAGAAATATCGGAGGTACTTTACAATTATCGGTTGATGATAGAGGATTACGATACGATGCTACTTTACCTAACACAACAACTGGTAATGATGTAGCAGAATTAATGAAAAGAGGTTTACTTTATGAATCTTCATTTGCATTTACTGTGACTGATGATGATTGGAGTAAAGATGGAGATGTTACAAGAAGACAAATTAATAAAATTGGTAGACTTGTTGACGTTTCTATAGTCGGTGTAGGCGCTTATGCAAACACGAAAGTTGCCCTTCGTTCTAAAGAAGCTTTTGAAGCAAAAGCAACTGTAGAAGAAACTCCTCAAGTTGAAGAAGTGGAGCAAAAGGTTGAAGAATCATTTGATGATTCAAAGTTAAATTTATTAAGTAATGAATTAAAATTAAAAAAACGAATATGAAAAATTCGATTGAAATTCGTCAAGAGAGAGCAGAGCTTATCGGAAAAGCTGATACTTTGTTAAACTTGGCTAAAGGTGAGACTCGTGACTTTAGTGCTGACGAGCAAACTTCATACGATGGTATGATGACTAACATTGACAAACTAGCTAAAGATATTGAGGTAGTTGAACGTCAAGAAAAATTGAACGCTGAAGCAGTTTCTATTCCTGTTTCTCACGGAACACAAGATGTTTCTGATTCTAAAGAATTACGAGCATTTTCTTTTGTAGATGCATTTAACGCTGCTAAAAGTGGTCGTGTTGAAGGTCTTGTTCGTGAAATGGATCAAGAGGCTCGTAACGAGAATCCTTCTCAAAACTTCAAAGGTGTGGCTATACCTCACTCTGCTTTAGAATCTCGTGCAAACACAGCTTTAACTGCTAATTCTCAACCAGTAGAGGTTAAGTCTTTTGTAGATGATATGTTTGCTTCTTCTGTATTAGTTGGAAATGGTGCTACAATGTACACAGGTGTTTCTGCTTCTCAGAAAATTCCAATCGTAGCAGGAATTACTGCAGGTTTTATTCCTGAAAATGGTTCTTCTGCACAAACTGCTGCGGGTACTATCGGTGGTGGTCAGTTGAACCCTCACACTATTGTTGCTGCAACTAATGTTTCTAACGCTGCTTTAGCTCAAAACGCTTCTATTGAAGCTGCTTTCCGAAGAAACTTTGCAAGTGCAATTATGGCTCAATTTGAGAAGAACTTATTGAATGTCGCTGATGTTACAGGTCCTACTTCTATTTTCTTAGATGCTGAGGCTTACACTTCAGGTACTCAAGCTTGGACTAGCTCTACAGCTTTAGCAACTGTTCAGTCTATGTTTAATAAAATGATTTCTCAGTCAAACGATGTAAACAAGCCTTCAGTTAAATTATTATTGAATGGTGATGCTTACGCTGACTTAGCTGCTCAAATCGCTGCTAAAGATGGTTCTGCTTTCAATGCTGCTTCTATGAACTTAGTTGATAGAACTGTTCTTAACATTCCTTACGCTATATCTGCAAATGTAGGTAATGGTTCAGGAGACACTAAAGCAAGAGCTTTAATGTTGGATATGGAAAAAATCCATCTTGCGATGTTCGGTGGACTAGACGTGTTAGTAGACCCTTACTCTCAGTCTTTAAGTGGTGGTACTTCACTTGTACTTTCTACTTTACTTGATGGATTGATTGCTCAGTCTGCAGGAAAAGAAGCTGCTGTTAAATGTGTAGCTCCAGCATAGTAGATTAAATTAATTAGAAAGGCGAAAGGGTTAATCCCCTTTCCCTTTTCTTTACAAAAGACCAAAATGGCTATATCGTACTTAGATAATATATTTAACAAAGGTAACTACGAGTATCTAAACCCAAGTCAAAATAGATATGGGAATTTAGAGCTATCGGAGGCTGCGACAACTCAAGTTGTTTCAACTGCTGAGTTAAAGTCTCAACTTAGAATTGATACTTCTGATGAGGACACTTTGTTAGCTACATATATAAGTGCTGCGACTCAAATGGCTGAACACTATTGTAACAGACATTTTATTACAGCTAAGTACAAACTTTGGTTTAATGAATTACCTAGCACATTTAGTTTATATTATCCTGATTGTAAATTCAATTTTTCAGCAGGAAATGATAACGCTAAAGATGGTTTACACTATTTAGCTGCTAGTGGTTCAACTTATACTTTGTTTGCCAACACAAATTGGTACTCAAATCAAAATACTAACCCTTGTCAGGTAAAAATGACTAACACACCTTCTAATGCGATAAGTACATCAGATTTAGATGGAACAACTGACGGAATATATTATTTCCAATTCCAAACTGGTATTGGCGATGCAGCAAGTGATATTCCTGATGCTATTAAACAAGCGATTAAATTAATTGCAAGTGATATGTATTATTTCAGAGAGGATCGCAAGAGAGCGTTTCCAATGGCTTCTGAGATATTACTACAACCTTATAAATGCTATTTATAGTATATGGCTTTTATTGCAAAAATAAAGGCAGGTGATTTTAACCAACGAATCAAGTTAAAGTCAGTATCTTCAACTCAAGATGGTTTTGGAGGCGTTTCAAGCAGTTATTCTGTTCAAGCGACAGTTTGGGCAAATAAGAATGTTAAAACCCTTAGAGACATCGAAGAGAAGTTTGAAGGAAAAGAATTACAATCTTATGGTCGGTTTGTTTATACCATAAGATACTCAAGTGAGACAAAAGGCATAAAAGCTAATTGGATTATTGAGGAAGTACAATCTAGCGATATATACGAGATATTAGGTTTCGTTATAGACCCTAGAAAAGAGTTCATTGAGGTTTTTGTAAAGCAAGATTTACCAACAGCTTCACCAATATAGTTATGGCTAAAGCACAAGGCAAGAAAAATCAATTTAAAATTGAAGTCCGTAATATACAAGATGTTCAACGTAGTTTGAAAGACCTTGGTAAGACGGCTAGAGAGTCTCGTACAGCCATAAATAAAGCCCTCAGACCTGCTGCTAATAAATTAGCTAGAGGTATTCAAAGTGCTTATAAAAGAGAGTTTAATAGTAACTCTGATTATAAAAGATTAAGTGGTAGAACACCAACTTGGAAAACGATTGGTATAATTACTGCTAGAAAGTCAAGAGAGCCAGGTTTATTTGTTGGTCCTATTGTTCGTAAAACAACACCTATAAGAATTAAAGGTAAGAATAGTAGAAACTTGGCTGCGATGCAAATTAAGGGTAATGAGATTCACGACCCTCGACCTGATGTATTTGATGCTACAGCTCGAAAGATGGAGTCACAAATATTTACCCAAGCTGAGAACGACTTAGATAAGTTGGTAGATAAAATGATTAAACAAGCAGGATTTTAGATGTTTGCAGTAATAGGAAAAGAAATAGTAACAAGATTACAAGCAACGGCTGCTTTTACGACAGCAAATGGTAATAACAAGGTTTTTCCAGTTATTATACCTCAAGGTGTATCTTATCCTTGCTCTACGTTTGAAATAACTAACGTATCTAACTTTTTATCTAAAGGTGCTTCTCTTAACTCGTGTGATGTATCAATTCGCATCGCTTGTTTTGCAGACACCTATGGTGCAACATATAACCAAGCCAAGGCAGCCGTAGAAGCCTTAGACTTGTTCGAAGTGACTTATACTGAAGATAGTGTAAGCTACACAGCGAAATTCAGATTTCTTGATTTAGACGATGACTATTTCAAAACTCCTGAGAAATTCTACAAAAACGTAAATTTTAACTGTCTAATAATTAAAAATTAAATAAAAATGGCAATAGTAAACGCAACTGACATTGTTGTTAAAATTAATGCAACAGTAGACTCAGTACCTGTAGAGCAATTGCTTCACGCAACATCAGCAAGTCTAAACGTATCTCAGGATATGATGGAAGCCACTAGTAAAACATCAGGAGGTTATCAGGATAATTTACCTGGCTTACGGTCTTGGGAAATTTCAAGTGATGGCTTTGTTGATTTTGTAGGTGCAGAAGCAAACACAATAAACACAACAGAATTAATTTCACTTATGCTAGAAACACAAGCTAACGCAGAGGTTGAAGTTTCATTTGGAGTAGCAAATGGAGATATTTATCAAGGAGGAGCATTTATAACATCTGTTTCTATTGATTCAGGTGTAGAAGAAAATGCTACATATTCAATTTCTCTACAAGGTAGTGGATCATTATCTAAAGTATAATAACATATAAATTAAAAAACAATGGCAATTAAAAACGCTTCAGACTTATTAGTCTATCGAAAATATCCAGCGGGGCAAAAGCAAGTAACTAGAATTAAGGTAAGAACATCTTCTCCGTTAGATGGTGATACAACACCAGGAAATCTTATAATAAAAGACACAGTTTCATCAACTGGTTCAGGAGTCCCATCAGTAACTACAGCAACTGTAGCATCTCCAAATAGTGGTGCTACCGTTTTAGCTGCAATAGCAACAAAATTAGCTACAGCAAATTATACAAGTACTGCAGATATTATTCAAGGAGATTTTACTTACAGAGATTTTACTAATCCTGTAGTGGGTGAATCAGCAACACTTTCAGTTGAGAATGGTACTTGTGATTTAGATGCTGGTGCATTAGTTGTTGAGCTACAGACAGAGGGTGAAGCAACAAATGATAAAACACCCGTGGCATTTAGTACATCAGCATCACTATCAATAAATAGAGATATGCGAGATATTACTACAAAAGATTCTGATGGTTTCCAACAATCAGCAGCTGGTTTGATGAGCTTTGAAATTTCAACTGATGCTCTACAAGATTTTGGCTCTGATTTAGATTTCAAAGATTTCTTTGATAATATTTTAAACAGAGAAGCTGTAACTATACAATTTTCTGAAAGAACAACATCAGGCGCTGATAGATATTATCAAGGATCAGCCTATGTTACTAGCTTATCAATGGATGCTGGAGTCGAAGATAATGTAACTTACTCAGTAACATTTGCTGGAACAGGCTTAATTACATCAGCAACAGATTAATAAATTAATCAACTTAAATTAAAAAGGTAACAAAAAATGAAAAAGGTAGAAATAGGTGGTCAAGAGCGACCAATTAGATTTAGTTATTTAGCTTTAAAAGACATTTGTAATAAGTGTGGTTTAAAGTTAAGCGAAATGAATCAATTAGGTTCGGAGATAGACCACATTGGGATTATCGCTTTTTATGGGTTAAAGTATGGTGCTAAGAAAATAGGAGAGCCATTTAAGCACAAGATAAGTGATATTGAGAACTGGTTAGACAATGAAGATTTCTCTAAGATAAATGAAATCTTTGAAGCTTTCCAACTAGACCAACCTCAAAGTGAGGGAAAGTAGTTGAGGGAGAGGAAGTCGACAAACAATCGGGTGAAATCAATTGGGATAAACTCGAAGAAATAGCTTTAGGTAGAATGGGGATGAGTTATGATGAACTTTATAACTCTACCCCACGAAACTTTAACAACAAGTTAATTGGTTTTAATGCTTATCAAGAGCAATTAATGCAAGATAATTGGGAAAGGACTAGAGTTATAATTCATTCTACATTATCGCCACACAGTAAGAAAAAATTAAAGCCACAAGAACTACTGCCTTTCCCTTGGGACAACAAGAATAAACCTAAAAAAGAGATAGCTTCTAAGGAACACATACAAAAAGTTGTAGAAAGATATAACAAGAAAAAGATTCAAAAATAATACTTATGGGTGGAGTTAAAACTATTTCGATAATTGTAGCTGCTAATATCAAGGGCTTAGAAGCAAGTCTTGGTAAAGCAAATAAATCAATAGCAGGTTTTGCTTCACAAGCAGCTCGTGTCGGCTCTATGCTAACTTTTGGTGTTACAGCACCTTTAAGTGCTATGGGTAAACAAGCCTTTGATACTTTCTCTCAGTTTGAGAATAGTATGATGAAGGTAAACGCTGTAACTGGTGCTACAACCGAAGAATTTAAAATGCTTACAAAAGAAGCTAAGAAATTAGGTTCTACTACTCAATTTACAGCTTCACAAGTAGCTGACTTACAATTAATATTAGGTCGTAAAGGATTTAAGCCTGATGCGATACAAGGTATGACTGAGTCTATATTAGACCTTGCCTTAGCTACTGGAGAGGATTTATCTCTAGCAGCAGAAGTTGTTTCAGCATCAATAAACGCTTTTAACTTACAAGCAAATGATGCAGCTCGTATATCAAATACATTAGCCTCAGCAGCAGCAGATTCATCAATTCAATTAAGTACATTCGCAACAGCCTTTGGTCACGCAGGTGCATCAGCTCACGCAGTAGGAGTCAACATAGAAGAATTATCTGCTATGATGGGTGTCTTAATGGATAATGGTATTAAGGCATCTAAAGCAGGTACAGGACTTCGTAAAATATTTATGAAGTTAAATGAGACTGGTACAAAGTTTTCTAGTGTACTAGCAGAAGCTGCTGAAGGTGAAATGGATCTTAACAGGGCGCAAGAATTAGTTGGTACTACGGCAGCCAACCAATTACTTGTATTAACAGATAATTTAGAAAAGGTAAATGAGTTATCAAGTGCTTATGAGACTAATACTACCAAGCTAAAAGAAATGGCTGACCTTATGGGTCAAACTACCTTTGCTAAGGTTAAAAAATTAGAGAGTGCATTTGAAGGATTTAGATTAGAGTTAGGTGAAGTATTAGCAGAAATGTTAATGCCTATGATAGAAACTGTTACAGAATTATTTGGTGAGTTTGGAAAATTAGACAGAGATACTCAAAAGTTAATTGTAACAATAGGTGGTATTGCTCTAGCAGCAGGACCAGTTTTAATAGCTCTAGGTGCTATGGTAGCACTTTTACCATTATTAATATCAGGATTTACAGTAGTAGCAGGGGTTGTGTCAGCATTTGGAGCAGCTCTAGCCGCCCTAGGTATTGAAGTTCTTGCAGGTTCAGCAATATTTGCATCAATAGCATCATTTGCAGATACATTAGGTGATGAAGCTAGACTCAAAGCACAAGAGGATGCAAGGAAAAAAGCTATAATGAGTCAAAAAGGCTTTATGCTTTCAACTTGGAAAACTTACGAAGCTTTAGAATCAGAAACAGCAGCACTCAAAGCAAATATTAAAGAGATAAAGAGACAAGCTGCATTTAAAAGACAAAAAGCCTTAGATAGTGGAGCTATAGATAAGGGTGAGATGCAATTCGGTGGTATGCCTAGTTTAGCAGCGATAGCACCAACAGCAGTAGCAAATCAAGTTCAAGGAGCTTTGATTAACACTACAGAAGCTATGCAAGAAATTGTAGATGAATACGATGAGTCTATCCAAACAATGAAAGACCGAACTAATGAGTTTTGGGGTGGTATAATGACTAATTTCTCAATGGGAATGTCGAGTATATTCTCTCAACAAACTGAAATTGTTACTGTGATGGTTGATGGAGTCGAAGAGATTCAAGAAAGAACTTTAACTCTCGGTGAGAAGTTTGGTAATTTTGTTAAAGAATTTATGAAGTCAATAGCACAAATGATAATCCAAGCTGCTATACTAGCTGCTTTAATGTCAATTATATTCCCTGGAAGTGCTATGGGAGGTGCTAGTTTTATGGCAAACTTCAAAAACATAGGAATGGGTGGTAATTTATTTAGTGGACAAGGATTTGCTAACGGAGGTCAACCCCCTTTAAATAAATTTAGTTTGGTAGGGGAAAACGGACCAGAGTTATTTAATCCAGGTAGTACTTCGGGAACAATTATACCTAACCACGCTTTAGGTGGAGGTGGTACTATAATACCTGATGTAAGAATATCGGGTGATGACTTATTGATTGTATTCGATAGAGCTAACAGAAGAAAAGCTAGAAGATAATGGCATACGGCAAGTATAGACACAGCACATTTTACGGAGAGAAAGGCAGTACTTGGAATGTAGAAATTTGGAAAGATGGATTTGACCAAAGTGGCGATACTTCTACTGAAATAGATTTATCAGGTGAGGGCTTTGAGATTACTTGGAATGGTCAAGGAGGAACAAGGGACAGAGTATTTTTAGGCTCAGAGTGTAAATTGAATTGCATTATTCAAAATAACACAGATGAGACTTTTTTATATGATACTATTGATTCAGGGTATAAAGAATACTTTATAAGGATTTATAGAGGTGCTGTAAGTAATGCTAATTTATGGTGGTATGGATGGGTACAGCCAGCCTTTGATAAATTAGAAAACTTGCCTTTTCCTTATGTATTCCAATTAACTGCCACAGATAGTTACGGATTTTGGAGTAAGCAAAAAGAAAAAACTTTTGCGAATGATACCGAAAGAAATACACCACATTCTGTAAGAGATATATTATTTACAATGATAAATGATATGGATCTCAGAAAAGCAGCATCAGGAGACCTTGCTCCAATTCCACATAACTTTAATTGGTGTAGAACAAGTTTAGATTGGTACAGAGCGGGAGAACCAAATACATCAGCAGACCCAGCTGTATTATATAAAGCAGCTAAAGGATTTGTAAATAATACGCCTACAGAGGATGGTGATTCAAATGATTCAGCATTTAGATACAAGCCTTGTGATGTATTTAATGGAGTACTAAAGGCATTTAATACTGTTGGATTTTTAGCAGAGGGTTATTATAATTTTATACAGCCTAATAGTTTAGCTAATAACACAAGTGGTAATATAAATGTTTTTGAGTACAATTCAGGGTTAATGGATAATCCATCTAATCCTGTAACAAAACCAACTTTACTTATTATAAATCAAAATGACAATGTTATTTTAGGTGGTAGTACAATTACCTATGAGCCTAGCTTTGAGAGTGTAGCAGTTAATTTCAAAGGTGGGTTTAGCAACTTTAATATCACACCTGGACAGCTTTTAAATACTGAATTTTATGCTGGATCATTACAATCAGGATTAACAGGTAATTTAAATTTAGTTTTTAGAGCTGAATACTATGAAAGGATAAATAGTATCAACTTAAGCTCAGGTTATAGCGTTGATGGGTATTCATATCGTACTACAGGAGTATTAAAAATTAGAATTACTGATGGCTCTACAACTAAATATTTAAAACAAACAGCTGGGAGTGGTGTATTAACTTGGGAAAATACAGAATCACCTATAAATGTTTATAGAGGATATGCAATTAATGATACTTTGCCTGTTAATAATACATCATATATGGTTGTAGGAAATACTAGCGTTCCCTTTGGTCAAATAGGCAGTCCAACAAGGATGTATTCACCACAAACAGGTACATATTATAAGTTTTGGACTGAATTGTATTTTGATGCTGTTGTTGAGCAGCCACCAATAACAGGTGATGTTTATGTAGAATTTGATTGTTCTAACTACTATTATCAAAGGAATAATTTAACAGATGCTGTAATTGCTTTACCAGGAAGTCAGCCAACGCCTGTACAGACAAGTATAACTTGTGAACAAATTGAATTAACACCTGAAGAATACAATGAGGAAAATAATGTATCAGATGGAGTTACATATACAGCAGTCCAAGATAATAATGATGCAATAGAGCAATTTGATTTAGGTGATGTTAAGCTAGGTAAAAGTCTTATAAACGATTTAAGCTCTATAAAATATGGCTCAGGTAACGAAACAGTATCAGGATTAAGGAGGGGTACTAGTGGTGATTTTAAGAATCCATCATTATTATTAGTTAATGAGTTCTTAGAGTTACAAGTTGATCCATTAGAGATATTACAGGCTGATATACAAAGCGCTGATATATCTCCACTAAAGCTGATAAGATATAATATTAATGGTGATACTAATTCTAAATACTATTCATTTTTAGGAGGGACATTTAAAGCTCAGTCTGAAATATTAAGTGGTGAATGGTTTAGGATAAATTCTATCACAAGTAATTTTGAAGACCAAGAATATAATTCAGGAGCTAAATCTGCTCCTAGCACATCACCTATACAACAAGGTATTTTTCACAAAAACTTTGTAGAAAGGCAGATGTTAGATAATAATGCTTATGGTGAAATTGCATCTGACTTAAATAATGGAACAACAGAAACAAAGGTTGCATTAGGTGCAAATAGTAAGGGTAAAATATACGATGGTCAGAAATTACTATTAACTTATCCTGATGGATCTAATCCATTAATTTTAACAGCTGCTGGAGATTCTACTACAAGTGATACGCAGATAGATTTAACATCATTTACTCCTAATATAACTTATCCAGCTGGCTCAATTTTAAGTCCTTTATTATATGATTTCACAAATGTAATAACAGGTGGCGGAGGAAGTGGCACTCCTGGAGGCTCAGATACGCAAGTACAATTTAATGACGGTGGTGCTTTCGGTGGTGATAGTGAATTGACATATAATAAAACTACCGATACATTAACAAGCACATATTTACAAGGTTTTCATAAAGGTGATAATATAGGTAACATATTTAATTTATCAGCTTACCTTACTGCTGTTGATTTTTGTATGAGTACTGATAGGTCTAAATCAGCACATAGTAGGTCTAATGGTGCAGCATCGAGAGTAGATAGCTCACTAGCATCAACATTTGCTACTTTTCAAGTACCTTTAGGTTATAAAGCTACTCACGTTTTAGTTAGTGGATCATCTACATCAGCAACATTTGATGTATATTCATCATCTTATAATAGTGGAACTTCTACTAGCTTAACAAGTAGTCCAGCAGTAGGAACAGATACAGCACTATCTACGCCACAAACAGGGACAAAAGGTAATTATATAGTAATTAAATTTACTCCAGGCTCAACCTCTAGGGATGTTTACGGAGCAAAAATAACATTAGCACTAGTATAAAAAGGGAGGTTGATTGTAGTGTATCTTTTCGCTACCTTTTCGATAGACTGCTTTCACTCCCTTTAAATTAAATTAACAAAATAAAGTAATGCAAGTGACAATAGGATTAATAGAGTTGATAATATCAATAGTTGTATTACTCTCAACAGGCGTAGGTGTTTGGACTAACCTACAAACTAAAGTAACTAAGCTTTCTTCAAGAGTATATCACTTAGAGCAATCTGATAACGAATTAAAGACTATCTTAGCAGATATATCGACTAAGTTACACAAGATAGAATTATTGTTAGCTGCTAATCAAATTAAAGAGAAGTGAGTAAAGAAATACAAGACACTACCTTTAGTATAAGTTTAAAAACATTATTTACTATTTGTGCTTTTTTATTTTTATTACTTGGTGAGTACATTGTTTTACAAAACGATATTAATGAAGCAAAGTCTTTACCTAAAACCGAGGTAAGTAAAATAGAATTTGACTTTACTAATGAAAAGTTGCAATATCAAATTGATGCTTTAAAAAAAGAATTAGAATCACTAAAAAAGTAGTATAAATGAGACTAAGTAAAAACTTTGTGTTATCGGAGATTACTCGAAGTAACACAGCCAAAAGACTTGGAATAGATAATGAACCGACAAAAAAAGACTTGGCAAATTTGCAAAGGATTGTTACAAATCTTTTACAGCCTGTTCGTAACCATCTTGGTCCTATCAGGATTAGTAGTGGTTATCGTTCCAAGGAACTTAATCGTGCTATTGGTGGGTCTCGTAATCCAGTTAGCCAACATTGCAAAGGCGAGGCAGTTGATATACAATTTTGGAAAGATGGCAAAATGTGTAATAAAGAAGTTTACGACTGGATTATAGACAATGCAGTTGAGTTCGACCAAATGATAAATGAATTTGATTTCTCTTGGATTCACA